GAAGATTAACAAGATTATTTTCGGGCCCAATTGTAAACTGGCGCACTCAAATGAATCGCAAGATTCGAAGAACGGCACTAGACAAATACGCGACAGATTTTAAAACGGCATCGGGCCAGCAATTTAAGAGAGCAGAATATAGCCCGTTTGACATTATGCACTCTAAGATTATGGCCCAACAAAATAGGGCTGAGCGCTATGTCGATTACGAGCAAATGGAATATATGCCAGAAATCGCGTCAGCGCTGGATATTTATGCTGACGAAATGACGACACACACGGCACTAACCCCCATGCTTTCAATAGATTGCCCGAACGAAGAAATAAAAGCAATTCTTCAATCTCTTTATAGCAATGTTTTAAATCTTGAACACAATCTTTTTGGTTGGTGTCGCTCCATGTGTAAGTTTGGAGATTTTATTCTTTATATGGACATAGATGATCGTCTTGGTGTTAAATCCATTATTCCATTACCGCTCAAAGAAGTGGAAAGGCTAGAAGGTGAAGACCCCACAAACCCAAATTACGTCCAATATCAGTGGAATTCGGGGGGAATGACTTTCGAAAATTGGCAAATTGCACATTTTCGGGTTCTGGGAAATGATAAATACGCACCTTACGGTACATCGGTCCTAGAATCTGGTCGTCGCATCTGGCGCCAGTTGGTTCTCATGGAAGATGCAATGATGGCTTATCGAATTGTCCGCTCAGCCGAGCGTCGTGTTTTTTATATTGACGTTGGAAACATCGCCCCGCAAGATGTTGAAGCATTTGTTCAAAAAACGATTACCTCTATGAAGAGGAACCAAGTTGTTAACGCCGATACGGGACGCGTTGATTTGCGATACAACCCCCTATCGGTTGAAGAAGATTATTTCATTCCTGTCCGCGGAGGAGAGTCCTCAAAAATTGAAACACTCGCAGGAGGACAGTTTACTGGCGATATTGACGATGTCAAGTATCTTAGAGATAAGATGTTTGCCGCTTTGAAGATTCCTACTGCATATTTATCAAGCGATTCAGAATCAAATGAGGATAAAACAACTCTCGCACAAAAAGATGTTCGTTTTGCGAGAACAATCCAAAGACTTCAGCGCGCAGTTATTAGTGAATTAGAGAAGATTGGTATTGTTCACATGTACACACTTGGATTTCGGGGCGACGATCTTGTCAGCTTCAGACTTAAACTAAACAATCCTTCAAAGATTGCAGAATTGCAAGAGCTTGAACACTGGAAAACTAAGTTTGACATTGCATCTGGCGCCACAGAAAACTTTTTTAGTCGTCGTTGGATCGCACAAAATCTTTTCAATCTTTCGGAAGAAGAATTTGTTAGAAACCAGAGAGAAATGTTTCATGATCGAACCTACGAAGCCGAGCTTAACGCTGCCGCTGAAAGCGCAGCCGAGGATGCAAGTGGTGGTATGGGAGACCTCGCCGGAGATCTAGGAGGAGGAGATCTAGGAGGAGACCTTGGCGGTGAAGACCTTGGAGGAGATCTGGGAGGAGACCTTGGAGGAGATCTGGGAGGAGACCTTGGTGGTGAAGAGCCAGCCGCTGAAGAGGGCCCTCTTTTGGCAGCCCCCGCAAAAAGAGACGATCGAGACCGTCGACATACTAAGAAATCTTTAACCACCAAGGCCAAAGGAAAAAGATATGTCTCAAAGAGGCATCGCGGCGGAGATGGCAGAAATGGCAGGGAACACAACTATGTAGCTATGGCTATACCAAAACCATATGAGACCACCCCCGGATTATCCAATTTAATGGGTCTTTCTCGTGGGATTTACGAAGTTGAACAACCTATTTATAGCAAAGACAAAGAGGAAACTCTCTTGTTTGAGGCGAAAACAAAGGTTCGTGATTTAATTACAGAATTAGAAAATGCGGAGATTCAATTAGATGAAGATGAAACACAACAAAAAGCGTAATACAGCTTTTATTTTCGAAGCGTTAATAAGAGAATTAACAAAAGCTATTGTCGCAAAGGATAATAAAAAGAAAAAGCTTATTGTAAAATTGGTAAGAGAAAATTTTAAAGGATCTTCTGCTCTAGCGAAGGACTTGGAGCTTTATAAAGCTGTCTTAGATACTCGCGATCTTGATAGACATACTGCCGAAAAACTTATTTTTGAAGCACGCATGCGAAAGAAAATTATTGATGAAAGGGAATTATTTGTAGAACAAACCGAAATAATTGATAAAATTAACACATTGATTTCTTCAGATGTATTTTCTAATTTTATTCCGAATTATCGTGATATTGCCACAGTTTATCAAATTTTTGATTATCGAACAAAAACAAAACAAAGAGTTTTGATGGAAAGTCAAATTATTAATCGCATGATTTCCTCAAAGGAAGAATCTCTTCCATCAATTAAGCCAATTGATAATTTAACTTATAAAACTTTTGTTAATAAATTTAATGAGAAATATGGAAGCGAATTACTTTCCGAACAAAAGAGTCTCTTAACCCACTACATTGGGTCATTCACCGATAATGGTTTAGAATTGAAGGTTTATTTAAATGAAGAAATTTCAAGATTAAAAAATAAACTTACTCAAGCAATGAATCTTTCAGAAATCAAAGAAGATTCCGAAATGTTCAAAGGTACAAAAAAGGTTATGGAAATCCTCGATAGTTGTGCGGAAAAGCCAATTGATAATAAAATGGTTCAGGAAATCCTAAAAATCCAGAATTTAGTTAAGGAAATTGAAAATTAATGATTTCAGTACAAGTCCATAAACAAAAAGAATTAATTCAAATTGAATTAAAAGCTCGCAAATCTCTTGATGGTAATATTATGATTTTTGATCATCAAGAAATTGATATTGTTATTATGCCAGATAAAAATAAAGTTGTGAGTTTTGCAAAGAATGATTATTCCGAATCAATTTATGAGGTTCAAAATAGACTTTTTGATTTCTTGAAAAGAAAGGGGATTGTCACATTTGATTCTATTCGGGGTGGAAATGTTTATGGGTCCTTGGAGGCTCTGATCGCCGAGTCCAAAGACGAAGAAATTAATACTCTTGATTATACAATTTATAATGTCTATAAATTTTTGAAAGAAGAAAAGCCATATTATGATTACATCGACGATTATGAACAAATGCTCGATGATTATTATGTACATCCCACAGAAGAAGATTCGACGGAGTTGGGAGAGGTTCCCCAAGCAGCCGAAAAGGGTACTATTCGACCTGGCTATAACTATTCTCCATATTGGATGAGCTACATGCTCGAAGAATTGAAGAAGAGAAAATAGTGAAAATTATAAAAAGCCAATTACACCAGATTATCAAAGAAGAAATCTCAAAAGTCACAGATAGGGAGGATTAATGGGCCTCCCTTATTTCATATTAGCAGCCTATGGTCTAACTCAACTTATTTGCTACGGCAAGATTTTTAGTAAGATAAGACCAGATGGTTATTTTTGGACTTGTCCTATGTGCATGGGATTTTGGGTTGGTGTCTTTTTGTGCGGCGTTAATCCTTTGACAGAACTATTTACTTATGAACTTACACTCATGAATTATTTGATTTGTGGATGGATAAGTTCTGGAACTTCATATATACTGAACATGGTCTTTAGCGACTGTGGAATTAAAATAAATCACAAAGAAGGGGGTGATTAAAAAATGTCAAAAATGTTAAAAAGATGGATGATTCAGCCAGTACGACTTTGTAAAAACGGGTGTTGACTACTTTAAGGAATTAAAAAATGAGTAAAGTATTATTGCGAGAATATTACGCCCTCTGCGAAGGGGGTGTCTGCCAAGATCTTTTGACCGAGGCGGAAAAGAGAGATGTAACCGAAAACAATGCCATGTATCTAACTGGGCTTATGCAGCAGTGCGATATTCAAAATGGCAATGGGAGGGTATACCCTCAGAAAACTCTTATGCGAGAGGTTAAAAATTATCAAAAGCTCGTCAAAGAGCATCGGGCTCTTGGAGAATTAGATCATCCTGATGATTCAGTTATAAATTTAAGAAATGCGAGTCACATGGTCACTAATCTTTGGACAGATGGCCCAAAAGTTATGGGAACCGTTAAAGTCCTAGATACCCCATCAGGTGGAATTTTGCGTTCTCTTGTTTCATCGGGCGTTCAACTTGGTATTTCTTCACGCGGGCTTGGCTCTGTCAGCGAGAATATGCAAGGAACAGTGGTCGAGGACGATTTTCAGCTTATTTGCTTTGATTTCGTTTCAGAACCATCAACTCCAAACGCATTTATGAATTTGCAAGAGGGCAAAGAATTTAAAGAGCCAAACATTTTTACAAAAGCCGATAGAATTAATCGTGCTTTGAATGATATTCTTAAATGAAACCAAATAAACTAAAAATGTGGTCTGATTATACTGAAGCCAAGACTCTGATGGAAGGATGGCGAGGCTTTATCGAAGAATCTCGTTCCATAAACAACGCCGCGAGGGGTATATATTCGAATGACGCCTCTTCCGATTCGTTGAAGATACTTCTTAAGCAGGTTGATTTTTTAGAAGATTCACAAAAAGAACAATTATTGAACTTAATAAGAGATTTGGCAAATTCGGAGAATATCTATCTAGAATCTTCTCTTCAGGGGTTTAAGCAGGAAAGAGAAAGAGTTTTTGATGAAGATACGACTTCCAAATTGCATGATTTAATTTCTTCATTTGAGTTAGAATCCGAAAACAAAGAAAGTCTCATAAATATTCTAAATAAATGGGCTGTCCTAAATACAATTAAATTTTCCGCTACGTCGCCAACAAAATCAGCGACGACCACAGCTAAAACATCAGAGAAGATTCCAGCTAAAACATCGGTCGATGGTGAGATTTCAACAACAGGATCGCCGGCACCCTCCACACCCGAGCCTGTGGATAAAAAAGACCCCTACAATGATTTCTGCGACGAATTATTCCTTGAATTAGAAAAAGATCCAGCAATAGCGAGAATTTTAGGTAAAGCCGAAGATGAAAAATCGTTACGGGGACATCTAAGAAGATTAGCTAGAGATTTGGCGCTCTCAATCGATGTAACTGTGGTGTCTTTGTGGAGCGCTTCATTGGTTCTGGGGGGCGCCCTAGCCACCATTCCAGGCGCCGGCTGGGTAGCTGATATAATCATTGCCGTCCTGGAGGGAATAGCGGGAACCATAGCTCTGGGCGCAAGTGCTGTAAGTTCTTTAATCGCGTGTGCAATTTCCATTAGTCTTGGTGATCTCAAGGGCGCGGCCCTTGATTTAGTTTCGGCTCTTCCTCTTGGAGAGGTTTTTAGATATGGCGGAAAGTTTTTTGACGATTTAGCCGTAAAGGCTACCGAAAGGGGGCTCACAAAAGTGGCCACTGCGCTCTCTAAAGTTGGGGCAGCCACGGCAAAAGGTACTAAAGCGCTAGCGGAGGCAGAAGGTAAGCTAGCTGGAAAATTAGCAAAAATGGGAGTTGAGAAAGAAGCGGCCGACATCATAGCCAAAGCCCTTGTAAAATCAGCGAAAGGAAGAATAAATGTGATAATTGCAAATATGAATATTAAATTACCGCGCCGAGAAGATTTTGAGGAGGGCCCCCAGGGAGATTTGGAGTATAAAGAAAAGTTAAGAGAATTAAACGATCACATCAAAGATGAAGCGTTTGCCAAAATGCAGGAGTGCGTGGCCGGATCCGACACAAAGATTATGGAAACAGCAAAATCTTTTGTTAATTATTTGGATGATTTTGTTAATGATATCCCCAATGCAGTGGGTTGGGCGATTGACTCGGCGCTCGACACCGGCTTTGCATTGAAAGATTTGATCCTACCCTCCAATATCACGATGCCACCCGATGGCTCTGTCGATGAACACACTCTAAATTTAAATGAACAAAGATATACAATGCTAATAAAAAGGTTTAAAATAAAATGAAACAAAGTGAATTAAAAAAGGTTTTGAAACCCCTTATCAAAGAATGTATCAAAGAGGTTATTTTTGAAGAGGGAGTTTTGTCAGGCTTAATTAAAGAAGTGGCAATGGGATTAAACTCCCAACAAACGATTGTTGAGGCGAAACAACATGTCGCACAACCCGAGCAACAGGACTTTTCAAGGCAGCGAGTTGAGCTTCAACAAGAAGCCGCCGAGGCCATGAAAGAAAAGAAAAGAAAGTTAGAAGAATCCATGGGCGCAGGTTTCAAAGGAGTCTTCGATAATGTTAACCCCATCTCAAAAGCAGGCATCCCCGGAGAAAAAACAAGCAATAGCCCACTCTCCAACTATGCCCCAGATGATGCAGGAGTGGACATTAGCGGAATCATGGCAATCGGCGCCGGAAGCAATTGGAAAAACATGATTTAAATAGAAAAGCTCACTATTTACACTTGAAGGAAAGGATTAACAATGTCAAAATTTAAACCAGCACGTTTTGGAAATGCAGCCGTTAATACCGTTACCGGGGAATTGAAGATTGAAGGCGCGACGGTAATAGATTCGATCACTGTCACGGACAGCGCTACTATTCCAGCCGATATTAGTCTAGTTCTTATTGCTCCCGCCGGCCTTGGAACAAAAACCCTAACACTTCCTGATATAGCCGATGTCCCCAGTGGCCATACCATCACTTTCAAGAAGTCGACAGCGGCAACCAATATGATAACGCTTATAGGCGATGTTAACATTGATAGTACTGCCTCCAAGGATTTAACCATTCGTTGGCAAGCTGTCACAATTTGCAGTAACGGGACCATATGGAATATTATAAGATATTTTGATGGATCGATTTAATGAGTCAGTTTGTACCCACCACTTTTGGGCTTGATGCCATAAATACAGTTAAAGGAACTCTTGAAATTGAAGGGGCTACTAATTTGGGTATTCTTACCTTGATTGATCCTATGGGTTCCAGCCCTCAAACTAATTTGAGTTCCCTTGACCATACAGTTTATATGTTAGATACAAACCCCGGGCATACTTTTTATTGGGCAATTAATCTGCCGCTCTTGACTTCGGTTCCAGTTGGCACCAAAATTACATTTAAGCGCACCAATGAGGGCGCAGCGCCTCGCGTGCAGGTTCGCGGAACATCGCCAGATCAGTTAGACGATTTACCAACAGGACAAGGCGCAAGA